AGATAATAAGATCCAGCAGTGTTGACATTACCAGAAGTTTTTATGAATACTATCGTTGATGATATGACATCAGATACTGTACAATCTGAAGAATCTGTTCCAGTGATAGTGTTTATTGTTAACTCGTCACCTATCTTCAGATAGTGTTCTTTTTTCAGAGTTAATTTATAAGTCTGAGGAGAAGTTGTACTAATAATCTCAATTTTGTCAATACTATATTGAACTGGATTACTATAAAGCCAGTTTTTAAATTTAAATCTAGTATCTTCTACACCAAGAGATTTGACTTTGAATGTATCTGCTGCTTTAAAATCGTGTGCTTCTTGTGGTTTTGAAAATCCAGTTAAAACAGAACCAACTCTTACTTCAACACCAAAGTCCTCATCATATGGTTTAGTATATACAAAACTACTAATACCTACACTATCTCCGTCTACAATAGTATCTTTGATATTACTACATCCCAAGAACTGGGTAAGTGTCTTAGATGTATAAGAAACTATTCCCGTTGGATTGGCAGTGCTATTTGGATACCTTACATAAAGATTGCCAGAAGTTTCAAAACCAACAGTTGAGTCTACATCAATAAAAGTAGAACCAGCAGATACATTGCCAATTATATGAGTTTTTGGAGAAACTTTAAAGTTTCCGTAAGTAGCACCAAGAACTCTACTACCTCTATTGTATCCACTATCAAAAGAGAGTCTATAATATGTTTTTGCAGCTCCAACTTTGATTTCTTCTACACCATAGATTGGGGTGTATGCCTTTGCTGGATAATCCTGAAAGACTGTCTGTAGTTCTAATTCTTTTGGATCTCCACTAATGCTTTCTACGACAAAATTCGACGTTACTAAATTTTGTGCGTTTGATGGAGTAAAGAGATATTCTTTTGGTCTAATAATGTCAATATTTTCACCATACAAAGCCTTAAATAAGATTTTGAAAGACTCATCTGTACCCTTACTGGTGTAAAAGTCTTTCGATTGCTTGATAAATTTGTTTTGATCTAAACCAGAACTCAGAGTTCTGTCAGATAGTCCAGGAAGAAGTTGAACTTTTGTCTTTTTAAGAAATTCTGTTAAAAATAAGCATGTTAAATTCTCTATGTTTACACCAGACGCATGTTCTGCTGCTACAGTAGATTCAAAGACAAGATCTTCTGGATTTGAATCTGACTTATAAGAAGATACTCCAGAAAAACCCCTTGTACACCCAGTAAACGAAAATTGTGTTTTTCCGGCATACAATATGATTTCATTATCAATTTTAATCAGTCCATTCGTCTCAGGAAACTTCTGAGTACCTGCAGGAGACTCTGATGGGTCAATATTGATGGTTGTTGCAAACTCATCAATGTTTCCAGACAAAACCACCATGTGGTTTGTACCTGATTGCTCGTCAAGTGCAATATATTGATCAATATTTTGGATTAGATCAATAGGGGCACTTTTAAACTCTTGTGAAAGATAATATTGCTCTAAAAACTCTGAGATAAGCGGAAAGTCATTCGCAACATAAGTTGGAACTTGACTTTTAACAATGCTGCTAAATTTGATTCTCTTTTCTGTCATTTTGCTATATCTCTAGATTAGTATCCGCCGCCGGAAGAAGATGTAGATCCCGAAGTTCCTGAAGTTGTGCCAGTAGTGCCGCTGAAAGAACTATTTGTCGTAACTGCCTCTGTAGTAGTAACTGCAGTCGATGCTGCAGCAGGTCCACCAACACGAACTAAGTTTCCTGTTGCATAAGAGGAAGAAACAATGTAATTGGATGCCGAAGGGTCAATTCCAGACTCGATTTGGTCAGAAACCATCTCAAACGTACTCTTACTATTATCTAGTTGCAAATAAAGATCCTGTAATCCGATAACATCGTTTGAAGTGGGTGTTGCTTCAATTTCAATAACAGGTTGACCATCTTTGAGTAATCCATCCACAAGATTGATTGCATTGATGGTAATAATGCCTTTTTCGTAATCAATAGAACCAACATTTGACTTAACAATTGATGGATTTCTAGATCCGACGTTAGGTAGAGAGAACAAGAACAAAGATCCAGTCAATCTATCGCTATCTGGGACATCAGACAGATAAACGTTACCGCCAATTCCTGCAACTTGGAAAGCAGTTGTTTTGATGTTATATCCTTCATCGTTCAGAACTTGCATTCTGTTACCAAATCCAATTTGATACTCAGCAATTGAATTTGCAGCAATTCTTAAGTCTCTTCTCATTCTAACAGTCGTTATGTTAGACGTAATGGAGTCATGACTGTCATCAACGATCTTCAAGAACTTACTGTACTTAAATCTGGCACCATACTTATTTAATTCAGAAGAGTTAGCATACTTTGATGCATTATTCTGAACTACCGACGATACTTGTGCAGAAGAGGGTGCTAAGTTTGTGTTATAGTAGACTCTAGAACTTGTTTCAATGAAAAGATACTTAAGATCTAGTATTTCTGGTACAATTCCAGAAACTGCATACTTCTTAAGTTTTAATTTGATATTTTCCTTAATCAGATTTGGTAAAAAGTCGCCAAATTTTGGTTTGATGCTAATAAAGACTTTTCCGTACTGTGGAGGTACAACTTCTTCTCCACCAAACACTGAGATTGACTCTGTGTCGGGATAAATGCGAGAAGGAATCAAAGTTTCATAGTCATCTGCAGTAACTGCTCTATTTTGCGATGCATAAATTCTTGGTGCATACTTTTTAATTGAATCAACAGACTCAATAGAACTTCCACCCCTAGAACTAAACTCTGTAGTCAGCAGAGAGATGCCAGATGAGACAGTATACTCTTGACCATCTCTTACATATGTCAATCTGCCATTGAAAGCAAAGTTAGACAGACCGTTACCTGCATCACCGTTTGTTACTAAGTACCTAACAGTAATATAATTACCTTCTTCTAATTTTTTACCAAAAATACCATCTCCGAAGATTAATTCGTATCTTTCGTCTTCTACTTCTTGTAGATAGAAGACTTTGGAATCGGATCCAACATAAAAGAGACTATCTTGAAGAGCATACTTGGTAGAAGCAGTTGATGACTCGCTTGCTTTTACCGAAACTCTCATCAGTTCAGTATCAACACCAGCATTTGGTACGATAAACTTCTGAAATGGGTTTTGGGCGTTGTATGTAAAATTCTTAGTTAAAAATGTCCCCTCATAAACAGGAACATTGTTAAAGGTTGCAATATTATTGACTACTGGAACCGTAATATCGTCTAAGATGCAGAAAGACCCAGAGACACCTGCGAAAGACCCTTGTGAGGTCGCTACGGTGCCTCTGTTGAGCGTTATCGACGCAGGAGCAGGTTGTATATTAGTTGTGTTAACAAAGAAAGATACAGACGATGTTGCTGCTTTTCTAGATTTAGGGAGATATCCAATATTTCGCGCTAATGATACTACATTTTCTCTCAATGTAGCACTATCAATAAAAACTTCGTTTGCTACCATGTTAGCATTATACGAAGTAATATACGTATTGTATGCTAATAGGTCAATAATTGTAGATAGGTTAGAACCTTCAAAGTCATAGTCCGTAAAATTGGAGTTAGACCTTAAATATTCTATCAGAGAGGTTTTAACCTGCTCAAAATCTAAATTTGTGAAATTTACTAGTGGCATTTTACCTTGTTGGTAGCAATACGAATTCTAATTGTTGTGGCAGAACTTCTGCACCGATAATGTCGTAAATTAAGACAACATCAAATCCATTATCATCAATATTAGCAGTTACCTTTAATGAGGTAATAGAAACTCTTGGTTCAAAACGTCCAATTGAATCTCTAAGTTCATTTTCAATTTGAGATGCTGTAATATCATCAATATTTTCAAATAATGAATCCGTTATACGAGATCCAAAGTCTGGATTGAATGGTTTCTCTCCAGGAATAGTAAAAACGATGTTTTTTACTGATCTTGCAATTGCATTTTCATTTTTCAATACAATTAAGTCCCTTGTCAGCGGATTAGACTGAAAAGTCATACTAATATCTTTAAAACCTTGACTAATCCTCTGGATGGGCACAACAATACGGCAATTATGTATTATTTATCAAGGATTTTCAGCATTTAAAAGTTCATAACACTTAATTAAACGTTCAACTTGCTTTTTATCAGTTCCACAAGGTGCATTTTGGAGACAAATCAAGATACATTCTTCATCTTTGATCGGATCTCGCTGCCACCATCCGTTTTCATCAATCATTTTACTCGTAAAGTGGTTCAGGATCGCTTTCAGTAGAGAAAATTTCACCTTCTTGATGAAGTTTTCTCTTTTTTGGTGTCAAATCATCGTTTGAAATCTCACGAAGCATCTTTTGATGTTGATGATTCGCCAAATTATCCAAAAAATCGTGTTCAGTGCTCATATTTTTCCTTTTTTGCTATTTATTGAGGGTCTAAATGTCGTCCTTCCTGAGATTTGTACATATCTTCAGGATTTTCTTCTTCATTTTTACGCTCTTTTGCTGTTTTCCAGAAATATTCGTCCTCTCTACCCATACCAAGTCGTTCAAAACCATTTTCAACACTATAATATTCAGTTGAAACCTTAAAATCAGGCATTTTTGGTTCTTCAG